CGTGGGCCAGCAGGGCGCCTTGCAGTACACGATAAGCGCCGCCCCGAGCGGAAACCCGCAGACGATCCTCTGCGGCACGCCGCCGACCATGGCAAGCAAGGGAACAGTCTTCCCGAAGCTCAGGCGCGAAACGCTGGCCGGCAAGCGCGAGCTGACCGGGTGGGCCGAGTGGTCGGTCTATGCAAAGCCCGAAAACCTCGAGGATCGCGATCTCTGGTACGAGACCAACCCGAGCCTCGGAATGCGGCTGACTGAGCGCACTGTCTACATGGAAGACCGTGCCGACAGCCTCGACTTTCTGATCCAGCGCTTGGGCTACTGGCACGAGTACGCACTCAAGAGCGAGATCACCGAGGCCGACTGGCAGAGCCTAAAACTCGCGGATCCTCGGCAGCTGAAGCCTCACGGCAAGCTATATGCGGCCGTCAAGTTTGGCGCCGATGGCGTCAACGCCGCACTGGCCATAGCCGTCAGGACTGACGACGGGCCGATTTTTGTCGAGGCCATCGACTGTCAGAGCAGAGCAAAAGGCACGGCGTGGATCATGCGCTTTTTAAAGAGTGCAGACCTCGCCGGCCTCGTCATCGATGGCAAAAGCGGGCAGGCACTACTCGCCCAGCAGATCGAGGACGAGAAGGGCCTGAGGCGGCTGAAGGTCATCCAGCCGACAGCCGGGCAGGCCGTCGAGGCGTATGCTGCCTTCCGGCAGGCCGTTGACGATGGCACGCTAAGCCACGCAGGGCAGCCGAGCCTCGTGCAGGCTGTCGCCAACTGCGAAAAGCGACTGATCGGCACCAACGGCGCCTTTGGCTTTCGCTCGATGAGCAAGCAGATTGACGTCGCCCTGGTTGAATCCGTCGCCTTTGCTTTTTGGCTTTGTCAGACGGCAAAAGAGAGGCGCAAACAGCGCATCCAGTATTAACAAATCACGTACAACCACAGGAGCTCACTCGCCTGCGGTTTTCATACGACGTCTACCCGGACGGCATAAGCGGGGCAAAAAGGAGAAGAGAAGAACATGGCAGAATTTAAAGCAATCAACACTCAGGAGGAGTTTGACGCCGCAATCAAAGACAGGCTCGCACGAGCCGAGGCGGCCGTCCGCAAGCAGTACGAAGGCTATAAGAGCCCCGACGACGTGCAGAAAGAGCTCGACAAGGTCAAGGACTTTGAAAAGCAGGTCGGCGACCTGAAGGCCGAAAACAGCAAGCTCAAGGTCGCCGGCTGGAAGCAGGCGGCGCTCGCTAAGCACAAGCTCGCGGCTGATTATGCCGACTACCTCCAGGGCGAAGATGAAAAAGCCATCGATGCCAGCGCTGAGAAGCTCGCAAAACTCGCGGGCGGCAGCAAAGGCAGCGCAAACAATGCCGGCATGAGCCGCAATACGGAGCACTCCTCAGGGGGCTCCGGGGCAGGCGCTACAGCTGTAGACACCGCCTGGGCTGGTGTAGTCGGTAGCATGTTTGGCGACTGATAAGTCGCCCAGAAAGGAGCCAAAAGTATGGCAAGCACACTCTCCCGCGGGAACCTTCTCCCGCCTGTAATCGTTTCGGAACTCTTCAACCTGGTCAAGGGCAGATCCTCCCTCGCTCAGCTGAGCGCCGCGAGCCCGATCCCCTTCAACGGCCTGACCGAGTTCACTTTCAGCCTCGACAAGGAAGCTGATATCGTCGCCGAGAACGGCGCCAAGAGCAACGGCGGCGCGACCATGGCGCCGGTCACCATCACTCCGGTCAAGTTCGAGTATGGCGTCCGCGTCTCTGACGAGTTCATGCGGGGCTCTGAGGAGTACCGCCTCAACGTCCTCCGCGCCTTCGCAGATGGTGCGGCCGCCAAGTTTGCCCGCGCTCTGGATATCGCGGCAATTAAGGGCCTCAATCCGAGAACCGGCCAGGTTTCCACAGTCGTCGGCACGAACAACTTCGCGTCCAAGGTAACCAATGGCGTCACCTACAACGCCAGCACTCCGGACGCCAACATTGACGCCGCGATCGCCCTGATCCAGGACGCGACCGCCAACGGCATCCTGATCAGCCCGACCATGAGATCTGCACTGGCGGCCATGACCGTCAACGGCGCCAGCAAGTACCCGGCTTTCACCTTCGGCGCTCACCCGTCCGATCTGGGTGGGATGACCCTCGAAGTCAACAACACCATTGCAGTCGGCAATACCGTAAGTGCTGGCCTCCATGCACTGGTCGGTGACTTCCGCAGCGCCTTCAAGTGGGGCTATGCGGCGCAGATCCCGCTCAAGGTGATCGAGTACGGCTGCCCGGACAATGACACCCAGGCCGGCGACCTTCAGGGTCACAACCAGGTCTATCTGAGATCCGAGGCCTACATCGGCTGGGGCATCCTCGCGCCGACCTACTTTGCCAAGATCACGATCGAGTGATGGCGCTCTACACCTACAGACACAAAATCACAGGGCAGGAGATTCTCGTCCCCTGCCCCGTTTACGGTGACTGGGAGCCGGTGATCATCCCGGCAAGCGAGGAGCCGAAAAAGGAAAAGGCGCCGGCAAAACCAGCCACCAAGGCAAAAACAAGCACAAGCAAAAACAGAAAGACAGCGGAGAAGAGGTGAGCTCATGGCAGTAACGCGAGAACCCTATGCAACCATCGAAGACGTGGAGCTCCTTTTCCGGGCGCTGAGCGAAGAGGAACGGCCGAAGGCTGAAGCACTCCTGCCGATTATCAGCGACGAGCTGAGGACTCGGGCAACGGTCTCGGGTCGCAATCTTGACAGCATGGTCAGGGTCAACCCGCCGCTGGCAAACGTGGCCAAAGAGGTCACGGTTTCGGCGGTCTCGAGGATCCTGCGGCAGAACACCAGCGGCGAGGCCATGACTCAGGAGAGCCAGGCAGCCCTCGGCTACAGCTGGTCGGGCTCCTATGCAGTGCCCGGCGGTGGGATCGGCAACGCCATCCTCCCGTCAGATCTAAAACGGCTCGGGCTGAAGCGGCCCAGGTATGGCGCCGATGAGATCTACGGCGGCCGCAGCGAGGTGGACTATGATCCATGGCGACAGAGTTACCCTCTTGACTAAGGCCGTGGTCGGCGCTGATCCCTTCGAGGCTCCGGTCTATGAACTCATGGCTCAGGACGTTGACAACGTGCTCGTGGCATTGCCGGAGAGCAAAGAGCTCGACGACAAGGGCCGCACTATCGCCTACGTGTTGGGGATCCCTAAGGGCGACCAGCACGAATGGAAAGACCAGCTGATCGAATGGCGGGGCGAAAGATATCAGGCCGTCGGCATCCCGGAAGTCGGGATCGAGGCCAACGTTCCCGGCCCCTGGCACAAGAAGGTGAAGGTCGTCCGCTATGAGTAAAGTGCGGTTTGAACTTAATCCGGCAGGCGTCCGGGAACTGCTGAAAAGCGAGGAAATGGCCAAGGTTATCACCGAATATACCGAACAGGTAAGCAACCGGGCCGGCAGCGGCTACGGCAGCAACGTCAGAACCGGCCGCAACCGTATGGTCGGCCGAGTATACGCCGAAACCGATGAGGCCTATGCTGACAACCTGGACAACGACACCCTTCTGAGGAGTATCAGCGGATGACAAGGCAGGAAAGAGCCGAGTATAAGCCTAAGGGCACGCTGATCGAGCAGACGGTGATCAGCTGGTTAAACCGCTACTTTGCGGCCGAAATGCCGGCAGTCAAGGCTTATGCCGAAGAGCCAGAGCATAAAGAGCCGGCCAAGGTTAAACCCGGCCGGTTTGTTACCGTTCACCTGCTCGGAGGCGGCGAGCACAACAAGCTCGGCGACGCCTTCCTAGCGGTGCGGAGCTACGCGCCGACCAGATACGAGGCCGCCGTTCTGGACTCTTTTGTCCGGGATGCCATGCACCGGATCATTGAGCTCGACGAGGTGGCAAGCTGTAAACTTAACAGCTACTACGACTACACGCGGGAGGATAAAGACCAACCGCGCTATCAATCTGTTTTTGACATTGTGCACTACTAAGCAAGCAAAAAGACGGGCAGGAGCCCGAAAGGAGAAATACTATGCCTGATGTATCACAGGTAACCGCCGGAAAGCCCAAAATCGGCGGACACGTATGGAGGGCGCCGCTCGGCACTACTCTCCCGACCACGGCGGTCGCCGCCCTCGATAATGCCTTCATTGACATGGGCTATATCAGCGACGAGGGCGTCAGCAACGCCGACTCGATTGAAAACAACCAGGTCAAGGCGTGGGGCGGCACCGTCGTCCTCAACTCCATGACCAGCCGCGACCAGGCCTACAAGGCCGCATTTATCTCGGCCATGAATCCGGAAGTGCAGAAAATGGTCTACGGCAACACCAACGTCAGCGGAACCGTCACGACCGGTATGACCGTCACCGGCAACTCCAAGGAGCTCGAGGAGTCGTCCTACGTTATTGACATGATCGCCAAGGGCAACGTCGCCCACCGCATCGTTATCCCGTCCGCAAAGCCCACGGCCATCGAGGACATTGTCTACAATGACCCGGATGCCGTGGCTTACGGCGTGACGCTCGGATGCACGGCCGACGCCAACGGCAACACCAAATACGAGTACTGGCAGGCGAACGAGTGATGGCAGTGATCCAGGGCACGACAGCTTCGGGCTTTTCCTACTCCATCGAGCCCGAGAAAATGAACGATATGCGGGTCTTGGATGCCCTTACGGACGTCTCAGAGGGAAACCCGGCAGGGCTGAGCCAGCTGATCAGGCTGCTCCTCACGCCGGAGGAAAAGGACGAGCTCTACAGAGTCAACACTTTGGAGGACGGCCGCATCGATCCCAAGGGCGTCAGCAAAGACCTTTTCGAGGCCATCAATTCCACGCGCAACGGAAAAAACTGATAGCCCTGGCCGACGCTTTGGGACGATATCCGGATGAGGTCGCCGCAGACTTTGCGGAGGTCTATCATCTTTACAGTCTCAGAGGAGCCGAGCCTTTTGCGCTCGGCTCTTTTTTTGTCGGTCTGGGCGACGACTCGCGGACAATGCGGGCCCTCAGCGGCCGCAGGCTGTCCCGAAATACCGAGCTCCTTGCATTACTCGTCGATAAGATGAGCAACCTCGTATGGATGCTCAGCAAGGACGGTAAAACCGGGAGCAATCCACCGCAAAGCATTTACAGACTGCTGACCGACCCGGAAGCGGCAGCGAGGGAAAAGGATAAAAACCGGCCCGTCGCCTTTGAATCTGGCGAGGATCTTGACGCCGCCCTGGCGAGGATCCGCGAGGCGGCCGGCAGAAAACAGCAGAAAGGAGGCACGTAATATGCCCGAACTCGGCAAAGCGTACGTCCAGATAATCCCGTCCGCTGAGGGTATCAGCGGAGCAATAAGCAGAGTGCTCGATCCGGAGGCTGACAGTGCCGGCAAGACGTCCGGGGCGAGTTTTATAACAAGTTTCAAGGCGCTGGCGCTCAAGGCTATCGCCGGCCTCGGTATCGGCAAGGCAATCAGCATGAGCCTCAACGAGGGCGGCCAGCTCGAGCAGTCGATCGGCGGCGTGGAAACGCTGTTCAAGGACGCAGCCGATCAGGTCAAGGGCTACGCCTCTCAGGCCTTCAAGACGGCCGGTCTCTCAGCCAATGAGTACATGCAGGAAGTGACCGGCTTTTCTGCTGCCCTTGTCAAATCCCTCGGAGGAGATACGAAGGCGGCGGCCGAAGCGGCCAACCTGGCACTGACTGATATGTCAGACAACGCGAACAAGATGGGCACGGATATGGAGAGTATCACTCGGGCCTATCAGGGTTTCGCAAAGCAGCAGTACACCATGCTCGACAACCTGAAGCTCGGGTACGGCGGCACCAAGACGGAGATGCAGAGGCTCCTGGCCGATGCTACGAAGCTCACCGGCGTCAAGTACGATATCAACAACCTCGCCGACGTCTATCAGGCCATCCACGTCATACAGGACGAGCTCGGCATCACCGGCACAACGGCCAAGGAAGCCAGCCAGACGTTACAGGGCAGCGCCGCCGCAATGAAAGCAGCGTTTAAGGATCTGCTCGGAAATCTCGCCATCGGGGAGCCAATCGAAGCCAACCTGCAGGCGGTTTCCAAGACCTTTGCCACCTGGCTTTTCGGCAACCTGATCCCGATGGTCGGCAACATGGCAGCGCAGATCCCGACTCTGATCGGTGGCATCTTTACGACTGCCCTGCCGATCATCCTCGAACAGGCTCAGGGATTCCTCGCCGGGCTCGGTGAGTTCTTCACTGTCCAGCTCCCCGAGGCTATAGTGCAGGGTGCTCAGCTGATCGCGGAGCAGCTTCCGGTCTGGATTCAGACCGGCATGGATGTGATCGGCGGGCTCGTGCTCGGCGCCGTGACTGCGGTGCCGGAGCTCCTTGCGACCTTCGCCGATGCCGGAGCTCAGGCCGTGGCGGCACTTGCTACGGTTGACTGGCTCGGCCTTGGCATGGATGTGATCGACCGGATCGTCGAGGGAGCTCGCACCCTTATCGACATTTTCCCGACGCTTCTCAGACAGATCGGGAGCACGGCCTTTGACTGGCTGCGGTCGATCAACTGGCTACAACTCGGCAAAGATGTGATTACTTTCGTCTTTGACGGCGTGCAGGCGTTGTTTAGCCTCGTGCCTGATCTTATGCGGAGCATCGGCCAGACGGCCGAGATGCTTTTCCACGATATCGACTGGTGGGGCCTTGGCACCGCCGTGATCAACTTCCTTCGGGATTCCATCACGTGGCTTTTTGACGTCATCCCCGATCTCCTCCTGGATATCGGCACGACAGCATGGGACGCGGTGAGAGAGATCGACTGGCTCGGGCTCGGGTCCGACGTCATCCACTTTATCGCGGACGGGATCGGCTGGCTCTTTACGACTATCCCCGACGCCCTGCTGGATATCGGCACGGCGGCGTGGGATGCCTTTATCGGTGTGGACTGGCTGGGCCTTGGCGTCGACGTGATCAGCACGATCAGCGGCGGCATCGACTCAGTCTTCACGATGATCACGACAGCCCTGGGCGATATCGCTCAAGAGGGTTGGAATGCCTTTATCCGTCTTGACTGGGTGCAGCTGGGCGTCGATACAATCGCCGGCATCGTGCAGGGCTTCCGCAATGCTGCCGGATCGGTCAGCAGCTTCCTCATGCAGATGGCCAAGGACGCCCTCAGAAGCGTCAAAAACTTTTTCAAAATCGGCTCACCGTCAAAGCTCATGGAAGACGAGGTCGGCCGCTGGATTCCTCCCGGGGTCGCGGTCGGCATCGAGCGGAGCGAGGACTCAGTCACCGACGCCATGGACGAGCTTGTTACTCAGGCCGTCAAGGTTCCGGTCAATCTGGACACGGCCGGCGCCGGCATCGCGGCAGCGGTAAAGCCCGGGGCATGGTCTTACGGATCACCCTCAGGAGGCGAGCGGCCGGTTATTAACATCACGATCAACGCAGCAGAGACGGACACGGCCGAGGATATCGCCGACCGGGTCATGGATCGGCTGACGGCAGCACTCGAAAGAGAGGAAAGAGCGTATGGCACTATCTGATTACGGCTTTTCGACGAAAGAGCAGCAGATTAACGGCAACTGTAAGGAGTTCACGATTGACGGCTATTCGAGCCGTCAGCTGAAGGCCTTCTGCACCGGCGCCGAGCGGATCAGCAAAGCCCGGAGACGCTACGACAGGCAGCACATCCCGGGTCGCTCCGGCGACCTCATCTACACGGCCGGCGACATGGACAACGTGAGGGTTAAATACACCTTTACAGCGACCGAGGGCGCCGCCTACAAGCTCAACAACTGGATCAACAAGCTCCTCACCTACTCGGGATATCACCGGATTGAGTGCGGGATCGATAACGGGCACTTTCGCTCCGGATTTATCAGCGAAGTGCTCGACCCTTTGCTCACCGGCGAGACCGGATGGGAAGACGGCACGGTCGACGTCATCTTTGAGTGCAAGCCTCAGAGATGGGAGACGTCCGGCGAATACTGGACGGCGCTCACGGACGGGAACCGCGTGCCGAATTATTCAATGTTTGAATGTGCCCCCCTCTATCGTCTCCGCGGTGCCGGTAAGGTGCAGGTCGGGGCCTCATCCCTGACCATCGACTCGGATATCACGAGCGACGGCATCTACTTCGACAGCGAGCTCGGCGATGCCTACTACTACCGCTACGGAGTTATCCAGCCGTATAACCGGCACGCGACGCTTGTCGGCAGCATGCACGCGGGGCCGCACAGTGCCTCACTCGTCCAGATCACCGGCGACATTACGGTCGAGGCACAGCTGAGGACGTACGAAACATGATCAACCTTTTCGAATCTACTGACCGGAGTTTTGCAACGCTCGGGCTCGGAACGCTCCACCCGACGAAATGCGAAATCACTCGCAATGTCGTCGGCACGTGGGAGCTCTTGATGGAGATCCCGGCTGAGGACAAGTACGCGAAGTCAATCAGGCCGCAGATGATCCTCTATGCCACGGTCGATGATAAAGGACACCGCGAGCCCTTTGAAGTGGTCAAGATTGCCCCGGCATCCGGTGGCAAGATCACCGTCACGGCCTGGCACGTCTTTTACCAGACCCAGTGGCTGATCGTCGCACCGTTCACGGTGGCCAATCTCGGCGACGCCCTGGACGGGCTGAGGGATAACCTCGTGCTCACTCAGTCGAGCGAGTTTACACTGGCGACAGACCTGCCGGCCAGCACGGCCGGGGATTTTGCGGTAAAGCTCCCCTCGCCTCTTAAAACGGTTTTACAGGGGGCAGAGGGCTCGATCGTCGATACCTACGGTGGCGAGTGGGACTATACTGGATGGACGGCGCGGCTCAAGCAGAGGATCGGCGCCGATACCGAGGTAATCGTCAGGACGAGCAAAAACCTCCTGAGCTACGCGATCAAGATGGACAGCTCCAAGCACTGGACGGGCGTGGTCGCCTACTATCACACGGACGAGGCGACAGTCTACAGCAATGTGATCACGGTGCCGGGGACGGCATCACAGCAGAGACGGCCGAAAGTGATCGACGCCACGGAAGACTTTGACAGCGTGCCGACAGACTACCAGCTCAACAGCTGGGCCATGGCCTACGCTCAGCGCAACGGGTCGGCCGACATTAAGCAGACGATAAAGTTTTCGATGGCTGCCCTCTGGCAGACGGAGGAATATAAGAGCCTGGCGGCGCTCGAGCAGCTGAGTCTCGGCGACAGCTTCCGGCTCGTTATCCCGGAGTATGAGATCGACGAGGAAACCCGGCTGGTCGAGACGGTATACGACGAGCGGACGAACAGGTATAAGGCCCTGACGGCCGGCACGATCGAAAGGAATTTCGTCCAGCAGGTCTATCAGGGAATCAGAAAAAGCGGCGGATGACGTCGCGGGAGGATCATAAGATTATGCCTAATATCGATGTAAAGTATGACCTTGCCATGGCTCCCGGGCCGGGGAAAACGAGGGTCTACTTTTCCCAGGGTGACAGGGGGCTCGGGACAGCCACCCTGTCCCTTTTCGCTAATAACTACCCCCTTTATCTTGAGGAGGGAATCACCGCCATGATCGTCGGCAGGAAGCCGGACAAGACAGCGTACGCCTACGACTGCCAGATCAGCAAGGATCGGCGGGCCGTGATCGTCACGGCAGCCGAGCAGATGACGGCGGTGGCGGGCACCGGCGAGGCTCAGATCATCTTTACAGACGGCGCCGGCAACATCGCCGGCACGTGCAATTTTGAGGTGATTGTCGAGGCCGATCCGACCGAGGGGACGACTCCGAGCGAATCGGACTATGCCGTTTTTTATCAGGCTATCGCCGCGGCCGGTGAGGCTCAGACAAGCGCCCAGCAGGCGGCCACATCCGCAACGGCGGCGCAGGCGGCCGCCCAGACAGCAACCGAAAAGGCACAGGAGGCGACGGAAGCCGCCGAGGCGGCCGAAGCAGATCAGCCGGTCATCGTTTCTCTGTCCGTCACCGCCGCGGCGGTAGCTACCGCAATCACACAGTCGCAGGAATCCGGCCAGCCGGTCACGCTTGCGGCGCAGTACGTGACCGCTGACCCGGCGGACGCAAGCGCAATCCGTGCCGCGTTAGGTGCGGGCAAAAAAGTGCGGTTTGATTTGACGGCCACAACGGGCGGCGACACCGCTATCAGGACAAGCACGGCACGATGCCGCAGTGTGCTCGGCGGGCGCGATATCACGCACTACTATGTGACTTTTGACAATGCTGACCTGTGCGGGTATTTTGCTGATTTATCACTGCTGACAATTGACTACACGTGCGACGCAAACAGGAAGAACGGCGTAGCCGTCGGAGTTACGGCGGTGTCGGCGGACGAAGATTTCGAATTGATTTTTACGGCTTCACTTGAAGGACAGCCCGAGCCGCCGACAACGGTTCCGGCAACGGCGAATCTCACACAGGCAGAAGTCGCGGCGGCATACGCCGCCGGGAAAAAGGTTAACGCAAAAATCCGCTTTGCAACCGGGATGCCGATCACGTATGACCTTGTGCCGGTATACACGGCAACCGTGGAAATGAGCGGCACTGCGGAATACGTATATAACGGCCTGCTCATTTTGGGAACCGGCATGTATACCGTCGTTGCAAAGTGGGACAACGGCAACCCGATGGTTGCGCTCACAGGAAAAATTGAGGTGACTTCATGATCATCCGGGAAATTAATATCAGTCATGATCACGCCATCGGCGAGCCGGTGACAATGCTGGACTACGGACTTAAACTCGTGCTGACCGGGGCGGAATTACCGCCGAGCTACGAGGTGCATTTCTCTAACGGGATGAACCAGCCGGCGACGGTAGCCATCGGCGACGCGTCCGGTGTGGTCGTGCCGTACGAGTATACGGAGATGAGCGGCACGCTCTATGGATGGCTGTACCTGCATAACAGCATGCAGGACGGGTACACGGAGCGGAGCTTCGCAGTCAAGATCATCCGGCGTGCGGTTATTGACCCGCCGCAGGTCTTACCGCCGCAGGCCACCGTCATCGAGCAGGCTATTGTCGCCCTGAATACCGCGATTGAGCGGACAGAGGCGGCACGGGATGCCGCTGAAGAGAGTGCCGAGGAAGCGGAGCAGAGTGCGGCCACAGCGGCCACAGCGGCCGCAGGAGCGGCAGGAAGTGAGAGTGCCACGCATGGTTACGCCCAGCGGGCAGAAGCGGCAAAAACGGCCGCACAGACGGCGGCCGGGCAGGCCGAATCAAGCGCCGACGCCGCCGCGAACAGTGCAACCGCGGCAGGACAGAGCGCGGCAACAGCACAGGCCGCCGCGACACGGGCAGAAAACGCCATGGACGCGGCGAGATCATCCGCGGAAAGCGCAGACGAATCCGCAGGACTTGCACAGACCGCCATGGAAGAAAGTGCCGACAACGCGCAGGCCGCGGCAGGCAGTGCAACAAGCGCCGCCGAAAGCGCGACAAGTGCGGCAACATCCGCAACGAATGCAAGCACAAGCGCAGCAAATGCAGCAAACAGTGCAACCGCCGCACAGACCGCACAGACAGCCGCAGAGAGCGCGGCAGGCACGGCGACGGAGAAAGCCACAGAAGCCGGACAGAGCGCCGCAGACGCGGCGGAAAGCGCGGCAGAAGCAGAAGCCGCGGCGACTGAAGCCGGGCAGATTGTCGATGACGCGACAGCGCTTGCTTTAGGTGCTTATGCAACGTCAAGCGCGTCCGGGGCGGTGGCGACCGTGGACGATGGCGCGGAAGGTGTGCCGATCAAGGCTTTAACCGCGTACATCGTGCCGGTGCAGGATTTGCACGGCTATGATCATCCGTGGCCAGCAGGGGGTGGAAAGAATTTAATAGAAAATAGCGTTTATGTTATTCCGGACACATCTTCAGCAGAAACGATTTGGACTGGCAGCCTAAATGGCACATACACTATAAGCGTCGACAAACGCGACATTACAAGTGTTGCGAACCCGAGTCAAGCCGCATGGACGTGTGTTGTTGATGGAGTGAGGAACTATATACTTTACTCAACTGGGCACATTACTGTTTCCGGAAATTTAACTGCCATTTCGATTTATGGATCATCCGCATATGCTAGGATGGTCGGCACGTTAAGAATCCAACTTGAATCCGGCTCCACCGCAACGGCATGGACACCCTACGAAAACATTTGTCCCATTACCGGGTACACGGGGATGGAGATTGCACAGACGGGAAAGAATCTGTTTTCTCGAGTCGGAGAAACGACACAGACATATCTAGATGCAGTCGGGTCGCTTATGCCTACTAGTAGTTGGAGTTGGAGCGTAAGCGATTTCTTGGCTGTAAAACCCAACACAGTCTACACGTTCAACCCCAACACAACATCCGGCGATTCCGCAAAGACATGGTTTTATGATTCCAATAAAAACGGGATCAGTTATATAAGCAGCGGCGCACGGACATTCACAACGCCGTCAAATTGTTATTTCATGCGGTTCTCGTATCGCGCCGAAAGCACTGACATTCAACTTGAACTCGGCTCTACCGCCACAGCCTACGAACCCTATCAGGGCACGCTCTACCCCGTCTCGTGGCAAACCGAAGCAGGCACGGTCTACGGCGGATACTTTGACGCTGTCACGGGTGTGTTGACGGTGACAATGGCGGCGGTGGATATGGGGACGCTGAATTGGGTAAAATATCCTTCTGGTGTGAACACCTATCGTGCACAGATTGCTGCAAAAGCCTTTGGGGATTTGAATCTGATTTGCTCTGCGTACAAAACAGAGGCTTCTGCCTTTGCAAATATGACCAACGGGACGATCAGAGGAGCAACCGGAAACACTTATGTTTATGTACGTGACGATAATTGTACTGACGCCGCAGCTTTCAAGCAGGCAGTCACTGGTCAGACACTTGCGTATGAATTGGCAAACCCGATTGAATATCAGCTTTCCCCGCTTGAAATCAAAACCCTGAAAGGAGTAAACAATTTCTTTGCAGACACCGGAGACGTTGACGCGACGGTAAGGGCTGACCCTGACTTACACCTTAAC